CTATGATGATAAGGAATTGGACTATTATGACAAAGAAAAAGTCGACTATTGGGATTATGAGGATTTTTCTTATGATTATAATGGTTATAATTTTTGTTTTCATTCAGGATATGACTCTAAACCTTATAGCGTCACAGTAGTAACTCCTGACTTAGATGTTTGGACATGTAAATATGACTATGGTTATGGTGCGGGATTCGGTGGAGATGACTCTGCTGTTATAGCTTCAGAATACTTAAATGGTATAATAAATAAATCTTTCGGAGAGGAGTAATATGATAACAGATATGAAAACAACAGAAAGAAAGACATGGGCGGAATTCCGCGCTACAGGTTTGTTATTTTTCGTCAATTCTTTTCTTCAAATCTTTGGTTGGTCTATAGGACTTGAGATAGATGATGATGGCAATATAAAAGAAGTTTATCCTCTGAGGTCTGCTTTCAGAGGATTCTCAGAGAATATTACTGATGAAGCGTATGCAAAATTAGGTGATTATATTGCCGATAATGCTGTTAAAATTAAAGATGAAGGACATTGTGGATTTTTAATTGAAGATAAATAACTTTTATTTAAGCACTTCCCGCACATTTTATTTTTTTAAAAATTTTTGATATAATATTTATATCAAATGAAAAAGAAATAAACAAAAGAGAGGTAAAAACTTATGATGAAATTATTCTATTTCTTTGTTAATTCTTCTGTGGACGACGAACCTAGAACAGAACCAATCATAACTAACACCTTTTTAGGCGATGTAGGAGACTATGTTGAAGTTGATGGCGCCGGCTATTATGTTCGAGATTACGCTGTTGAGGACTGCTATCAGGACGAATACTTGGGATATTAATTAAACAAGAGAGGAAAACATATGAAGCATAAGATTAAAAGAATTATAGATTTTTTAAAAGTGGTTGATACAGCAGGACTTGATGCTGTTGTTTGGGACAGAGATGATGGAGAGACTCCTTTATGGGAAGGTCATATTTGGGATATGCCTTGGTGGGTAGCTCAGGCAGAATTGGATTATGAAGCAGACAATGATGTTGATAAGCCAATAGAATATCGCGGAGCTTTGAAACCTGATAGGGCGGGATTCGTCATTTGTGTAAAATAAGCGGGAGGTGTTTAAATGCACGTATTATATGCTTCAAAGCAGTATAATGGCATATTAAAAGGCGGAAGTGTATTAAGCACTTTCCGCCTTTATTATATATTTACTTGTTTTAAGTAATAAATCATCTAAACATATGTTATCTAAATAAGTATAAGGAATACGAATAATAGGTATATTATTATTAAAACAATATTCATTTTTTATTTTATCATGTTCTTTTGTTTTAGCAACTTGTTCTTCAGTATTCCAGCCATGACCACTAGCTTCAAAATGTTGCTGTCCATCAAATTCAATTATGTATTCATTATTAACATAAAAATCAAAGGGTAAAGGAAGAATATCTTTACAATCTTCAAATCTTTTTTGTGATTCAAAGGGGATGTTATTTTCTTCTAATAATTCTCTTATCTTTTGTTCTCCATATGATTCTTTCATACAACCACAACTTCTACTTTTATTATTTCTTAACATAACACTATTAACTATTTTCTTAGCACCACATTGACATGTGCAGGCCCACATTGATTGTCCTTTTTTATTCCCTATATAACTATCAACATGCCAATAACCAAAATCTTGTCCTGTTAAATCATATTCTAAAGGTGTAATTACTTTTTTTATTGTTTCAGTAGCCTTTTCTTTATTTAAACATCCACATGATTTTGTATGTCCACTTTTTATATTACTCCCTACAGCATCAAATTCTGTTCCACATGAGCAACGACATCTCCATACAGTGTTATGACCACTTTTTCTTCCTGTATCATATAATACTGTTATTCTACTATCAGGTACTCCGTGTTCAGACATTATCCAGCCTGTCATATCAATTTTCTTTCCCATTTTCTTTATCCTCCTTATATTCAATATAATACTGAGCTTTTTTCCCTCTTCCTTCCTTAGTAAGAATAATTCCTTTCTTTGCTAAGTTCTCTTTTGTTTTATTAAAACTTGAGATTAGAGTAATTTCACTTCTACCTAAGATTTTACATACTTCTTGTAATGTCATAAAAATATTCCTCCTTTATTTATGCTATTATATATAATTTTTTTCTTAAATAAATTATTTAAATTTGACCTTATAAATATTATACCAAAATTTTTCTCAATTATCAAGTGAAATTATCGTGTTTTATTTTTAAAAAAAATTTTGATATAATATTTATATAAGAAATGAGAGATAAAAAATAAAAAAGAGGTGTTGACTATGGATAAGTATTATACAGCTGAAACTTATAAAAATTGGGAGAGAATTGGAAAGCCATATGATAAGGGCGGGAAGCTCTATACTAAGATTAAGACTCCTTGTCCTCGTTGCGGCGGTCTTGGGATTATCGTAGCTAGAGTAGAAAATGGTCAGCCTATTCCTATTCCTGTAGACCAAGGTATTTGCTATCAGTGTGGCGGAGCTAAGTATTTGGAGAAAGAAGCTAGATTATATACTGAGTCAGAGTACAACACTATGCAGAAAAACAAGGAAAGAGAAAAAGAAAGAAAAGCGGCTGCCGCAGAAGCTAAGATGAAGGCAGAATTTGAAACAAAGAAAGCTAATTGGCTGAAGAGAAATGGCTTTGATGCGGAAGGTAAGACATATATCTATATTGGTAGTGATTCATACCAGCGCAAAGAGGAACTGAAGGAAAAAGGATACATCTTCAATCCTATCCTTAAGTGGCACTCACCGCTTCCTGAGAATGAAGAAAAGGTTGAGCAGCATGACGTAACAGACTTCTATAGCCTCACAGCATGGGGTGAATATACTCCAATTTCAGGTGCTGCAAATAAGGTACAGGCTATCATTGATGCAGCGAATCCCTCAACATCTGAATGGATAAGTAAAGAAGGTGATAAAATCAAATCACTTTCAGTTACTCTTGTTGGTGTGCATGGATATGAAAATCAATGGGGATACTCTCAGGTAGTTACATTCAACGATGAAGATCAAAACAAGATTACATGGTTCACTAGTGTTAATATTCCATTCAAAATAGGAGAATCTTGTAAGTTATCTGGAACAGTTAAAAAATTAGATGAATATAAAGGTGTTAAACAAACTATTCTTACAAGATGTAAATTAACAAAATAATTTGGTCAAAAAAGATTGGTTTACTTGGTTTACTTTTAGTATATTAATAGAAAATAAAATATATTAAAAGGAGAAAAATTATGACAGAAGAAGAAATTAAAAAAATATTAGGAAGAGGAAAAGATTTAAGAGGAAAAAAATTTAATAAATTAACACCTCTTTATCCTCTTCCAGAAAGAGTATGTAAAAATATTGTATGGCATTGTAAATGTGATTGTGGTAATGAATGTGATGTAATTAGTGCTCATTTATCTTCTAATCATACGAAAAGTTGTGGATGTCAAGCTGTAGAAAATGGAAAAATTCAAGGAAGTAAAAAATTTATTGATTTAACAGGACAGACTTTTGGAAAATTAACTGTATTAAAAAGAGTGGAAGATTATATTTTACCTAGCGATCCTTCTCAAAAACGTGTTCAATACTTGTGTGAATGCAGCTGTGAAAATCATACAAAAATAAAAGTTCTTGCTGATAATCTTAAAAAAGGGAATACTATGTCTTGTGGTTGCATAGGAAAATCTAAAGGTGAACAAATAATCAGTCAAATATTAACTGAAAATAAAATATTTTATGAACAACAAAAAATTTTTAAAAATTGTAAATTTTCAGATACTAATTATTATGCTCGTTTTGATTTTTATGTAAATAATCATTATATTATTGAGTATGATGGAGAGCAACATTTTAGATATAGAAATAATTATGGCTGGAATACAGAAGAAAATTTTAAAAAAGTTCAAGAGCATGATAAATTTAAAAATCAATGGTGTAAAGATAATAATATTCCATTAATTAGAATACCATATACACATTTAAATGATTTATGCCTTGATGATTTAATGCTTGAAACAAGTAATTTTATTATAAAGGGAAACTAAAGTTTCCCTTTTGAAATTTTAAAAAATTTTTGATATAATATTTATATAAAATAAAGGAGATAAAATAAATGAATATGTTTGAGGATCCTTCTTCATTAGCTACTTGGATAATGGAAAGTGATGAAGTCGTTAAAAAGATTATATCATATGCAAATTATAGAGTGTCATGTGGGGAGCCTTATGAGTCAGCAATGGATAATGCTTTCCTTGATGCTGGCATTACAATGAGTGATTTAACCCCTAATGATAGAGAAGTTATATTTCAGTGGTTTGAGGAACAGGAGTAATAAGAATGTTTAATTTATTTAATGTGATTCCCGCAGAAGATAAAGTAAAAATACATAATTATATCAACGCTTATGGTGTATATCAGGATAAATTCCTTGGAGATGAGTGGTTCTCTGATTGGAGTAAGAATAAGATTAAGCTCTATAAGTTGTTAGGAAATAATCTTATATATAAGAAGTCTATAAAGATTAAGAAATCTAAAGACCTTCTTGGACAGCAAATAGATGATTTAAGAAAAAATCATTGGGATTTTATAGACTCTTTCTATAATCTTTCTATAAAGATTTCTAAAGATTATGGTAAGCTTTTAGATTATGATGATATTTATGATATAGTATCTTTGTCTGTATTATTAAATAATTCTACTAATTATACAATTAAAGTAGATAAAAAGGATTATCCAGAGAAGAAAAAGAAGAGTCTCCAGATTCAGAAAGGAACTAAGTGCGCTAAAGCTGTTAATACAATTCTTAATTATTTTGAAGAGGACTATCCAGAGCTAATAGGCACAATTCGCCCGCTCTTTGAGAAATTCAGAATTGATTATTCAATGGTATTTAATGATGATACAATTAATGGTAATCTTGTCATTTCTATTCATCCTCTTGACTATATGACGATGAGTGATAATGACTCTCATTGGCAGTCTTGTATGTCATGGAGAGCGGATGGCTGTTATCATGTAGGAACAGTAGAAATGATGAATAGTAACAACGTTCTCTGTTGTTATCTTGAGAATGATAAGCCATTTAATTTTAATCCTAATAAAGACAAAAATGAAAAAGAAACTGAACCAGAAGGAGAAAAGGATTATTATTGGACTAATAAAAGATGGCGGGAACTGGTATATATAACAAAGGATATAATTGTTGGCGGGAAAGCATATCCTTTTGCTTCTGATGATCTCTCTAAAGAGCTTATTCAGACTGTAAGAGAACTTGCCGCAAAGAATTGGAAAAGAACTTATCATTTTGGTCCAGAGTTGTATCAGGATATGAAATATATCAACAACAGCTACAGCATGAATAGAGCTAAGGGATATATAAGATATGGCAATACTAAAAAGCATAATATCCTTTTTGATTCTAAAGGTATGTACAATGATATGGTTAATGATAGTAATACACATTATTGGTGTGTAAGAAATAAGGTTGATAAGACTAAGGTTATTAGTTATAGCGGAAAGGCACCATGTTTATGCTGTGGTAAAAATGTTCTTGTAGAAGATAATCCGAATGAGTATAACGATAGATATGAAAATGTTGGTTCTGTCATTTGTACAGAGTGTCAAGGAGAATTTACTTGTGATATATGTGATGGTGTTAGTTATACTGAACCTATGTTTATTATTCGTAGTAAGGACGGCAGACCAGCTACTATATGTAAATGCTGCTATAATGCATATATTAAGGAATGTCCCAGTTGCGGGAAGCCATTTTCAATGATAAGAGATCCTTTTGACAATTATAGATATAATGAAAAACCAAAAGAATATTTTGTTAATTTTGATTTATCAGGAAAATTATCTGATACTAAAATAAAAGATCAGATAGACCATAATAATGGTGGACATAAAATATGGCATAGTGAAGAACTAGCGCAAGACTTAAAAATATAAAA